CATAAACTCTATCTCATTCAATGCAAGATACATTGATAGAAATGTTTTACCAGTACCAGCCATACCATGGAGCACTAAGTGATTACCTTGATCGTATGCATCCATAACATCAAGTTGTGTATCAGTAAGTTTAAACTTACGCTCTATGTCTAAGATATTAAATTTACCTGTGGTCATATGGTGACCATCAAATACACCTTCTTGTCTAAGCATACGCTTTTGACGTTTAGTAAGTCTACGTGCCATCATACGTCAATCGTATTTCCAGCACCAGATCCTTTCTTAACTGTCTTGAGTAGGTCCTTCCAGCCAGAATCTGTTTTGAATCCTCCAACTCCTCCTACAATCATTGGAGCTGTGACTACTTTCTTTAGATGAGGTTCTTGTACTAACAGTTTCTGAAGCTCAGTCCATTTTACATTGACATCATATGTCTTACCAGTCTTGGTATCTTCAATTGTGTATATTGGCATTACACTTCGTCTTCTAATTCCATAATGTAGTTGATATCTTTAGTGCGTAGTGCATTTTTGATACGGTTTTCCTGTTTCCTAGCTAAATCAGCTTGTTTAAACTTTATAGCTTTGATCTCATCCTCTTGATCGTATTCATATGGGGATGACATTGTAATCTCCTATTCAGTTTGAATTTGGGGGAATGCTTTCTTAACAACGGTTGGAGAAACGCCTTTTATACTTCCCTCTTTCATTTCCAATACCAATAGTGCATCTTTAGGTGCAACAGTTTCAAGTAGTTGAATGAATACAACTTCTCTCTTAGCTGGCGGTACGTTTTCAAGTACATTACCATCTACAGAGATGAAGTATTTCATCTGACGCATCTTACCAATAAGAGCACCTTCTAGGTCAGTGCCTTGTCCATCCTCATCAACACCTTCTGCAGGAGTATAAGGAGGTTTACCTTCTGGTAAGAGCCATTTTATACTTGGATTGTATGTAAGCTGGAGTAAGTCAATCAATGCAGTTGACTCGTTGTTTTGTAGAATCTCTGCTTTGATTTTTACGTTCTTTGATTTACGAACTTCATCAATAATCTCATACAGAGCTTTAGTATAAGCCATTAAAAATCACCTATGTTTTCCATTAATGTTTTCAATCTTTTGTTTACGAAATATCCATAGAGTTGATCACGTTCTATATTGTGTTCTTGCTTGTACTGAGAGATGACTTCATTCTTTATGAAGTCTGGAACTAAAGACAAATCAACAAGTCTTCGGTTTCTGTTCCAATTTGTTTTATGTTCAGTTAAGCTGTTTTCAACTTCTTCAATATTTCTCATATCAATAAAAGTATTTAGTACTTTGGATCGCAATGGTTTTTGACGACCATTAATAAAGCAATCATCTTTAGATAGAATGTTTGGAACACCATCACCTCTATCTCCTTTGCATATGTGCTCTATCAAATATTTTTCTGGATTGTCAAACTTGATCCATCTCTTACGAACTGGATCGTATTGGCTGACATTACTATACTTGTGTAGTTGTATAAAGTCTTTATCGCCAGACATAATAAGTATTGGCTTTGATTGTCCATTCATGAGATGAGAACCCTCAATGTCATGTATAATCGTACCAATTATATCATCTGCTTCTGCAGTCTCAATCTGTATAACTTTATATGGAAAGTACTCTTTGATTTCATCTCTTATGGCATTGAGACATGCAAACAGATTACTCCAATCTAAGTCAGACTCATTACGAGCTTTCTTACGATTGGCCTTGTAGTAAGGGAATGTCTTTTTGCGCCAGAAGTTTTTATCATCACAACAGATAACCAACTCGCCATAGTCTTGGTAGAACTTGTTTCTGTATCCTCTCAAAGAATTCAGAACCATATGTCTTACTAAGTCTTCATCAAGTTCAATGTTGTGGTGACTTCCTATCTGTGCCATCAAGTTGGAAATCATCACTTGGTTCATATCAACTAAAATCATAACTACTCCAGTGTGTCAGTTTTCCTCTTCATCGAAGTCTGCAAAGTCAATATCAGCTTCTTTCAAGTTGATAATATTTTGAGCAAATTCCTGTAAAGGATGTTTTTGTTCTAATGATCTACACATTGCAGATTTTATTGCTTCGCTGATCAATACTAAATCATATTTTATTTCTGGATCACTTCTAAGATCAAAACCATGGGTCTCTAATGACCTAAAGCAGTCAAATGCAAAGTCTACAGCATGTTGCTGTATAAACTTCAATCTGATAGCTTCAGCATGAGCCTTTAGTTCTTTTTCTGTTTGAGGAACATGCGGTTTGTAGTTCTTTACTGGGAACTGTATTACGTTTGACATAGCCGCCCTTTGAACATTGTTATCCATGTTATTTAGGCTTTCTCTTAGTACGCACTTTCCTCTTTTTAGGCTTTTCTTCAATCTTACGGACTCCATAGTACTCTTCGTCCATTTCTTTTGTCCAGAGACCAATATCATCATACCATACACCAACATCTCTCCTTACCATTCCTAAGAATGGATCTCTTGGATGCCAGTGATATGCTTTGACTTTATTGATTCTTTGTATCTTACCTTCCATATTCTCACCCCACCTAAAGTCAAGCCATATGCCAGTACGAAGGTATGATTGTAAGTTATGGATGTAAGTTTCAAGAATGTTTACTTCGTTAGCAATATTCTTATCTTTAGGATTAAGTTTTTTGCTTTGCTTTGCAGAACTAAGTCTTTCTTGATTAGACTTTATCCATGCTCTAACACTCTTTACGTTTACAGGGTCAGATTCATCTCTGCTCACAGAATAGTGAACAGATTTATGTTCAGAAGGAGCCTTTGCAGCTCGAGCTTTAGCCAAACGCTCTACACGTTCAGCTTTTTGCTCTTTAGTCAGAGGTTTCCTGAACTTCTTCCTCTTTGGCCGTCCATCCTGAGTTGATGGACGAATTGATTTCTTGGTTCTTGGCATCTTCTTCTCTTTGTAATTGTTGAGCCCATTGATAGAAATCCATCTTGGCTTCCTCTGGTGTCATACCAAAATGGTTTTCTAACATCTTACAGGCATCAAATATATTAGCTGTTTTAGAATCTCTAACTTTATCCAAGAAAGAAAACACTTCGTTTCTACTAACCATGATAACTCCTAGGTAAAAGGAAACATAATAATGTTGCTAGCAACTTCACTAGCAACTTCAAATGTCTTGCTAACAAATGTAAACCCATAGTATATAACCCCAGTTACACCTAACACAGCAAAAGGTAACAATACAGTTGTAGCAGCTACACCAGCAGCAATTTCTAAACCAGTCATTTTACAATACTCCATTTTCCATTTTCATAACAAAGACCTCCATCGGTATCAGGAACAGCTCTACATATCTTTTCATCAAAGTTAAGTTTCAATCCATTCTTTCTGATATCGTTGAAGCGCTCAAGTTGATACTGTCTAGTCTTATAAAGATCTATCAATTCTGTCTTATTGACAACAGTTTTACATGATATCATCTTACAAAAAATAGACCCACCAACAACACTAGCAGCAATCGAGAGAGGCTCAATAGCTTGAGCCGGACTCGCTGCTAACATACTACTGAGTATAAGAGTTGATAATAGCTTGCTTCTCATCTTTTGTTTCTTTCTTAGACTTTTCAACATTCTCATCTAGTTCTTTGAATGCAGAATTAGATCGAAGTTTAGCCATCAACATTCTATCTTTCTTCAGACGATTAACTAGAACTTTACTAGCTTCTTCGTCATTATACTTCAGCAATACATATGCTCGAAACTGGTTACCAGCAGACTGTACAACATTCTCAACCAAACTATAACCAGAAACATCTGTATCTGCAATCAGGTTTTTAGTTACTCTTTCTAGTTCATTTATCACAGAGGAGTCTACAGCAGTAGTACCAACCTTAGCAATAAAGTTCTTAGTCTGAGATCTCAGTTGACTCTGAAACCTATCAGCTAGAGTAGTTTTAGCCATCAATACAGCCATATCAACAGATAGCTGAAGATCTGGTGTAGCAGATGTACCTACAGCATACACACTATCTTCTTCTTTAGGAGAC